GCTTCTGGCTCTACCGAATTTGAAATTTCCTGCATCATTTCAATTTGCTTTAGACTTAATCCCATTATATCTGTGCCTCTTTATGCCACTGTTTACGTTTCTCTGGCGACAGACGTAAATACATTGTTTTTACTGCTTGGTCTAGTTCGCTCCAATCTGAAATTTTACCCGTCCAACTTTCAGGAAAGTCTACAGGCAAAGCTTCTAGCCTGTCGCCAGTAAAATCAAAAGATGGCATTGCGTTTTGTACCGCCGGGTCTACTTGCGCGGCCTGCTCTATATAGTATTCTCGCAGTCTGCTGTGATCAGAATATGAGCCGTCATATATTCTACCTGCCGCCGTTGCGAAATCTGCGCGCTGAACGTGGTTTAACTTTGTTCCGTCCTTTGCAGAGTTAAAAGCATTTCTAATGCGATTGGGAATATTTGTTGCGTTTTGCGCTGTGGCGTATTCGCCTTCCCTTACTGTAGAACCAGGGTCGAGCATCTTCATGTAGTTGAAAATTAATGACATATCACTGGCTGGTGAAGGATTTGACGCAGCCGATTGGATTTTAGTAAATGCCGCCGTTATCTTTTGAAAATCTTTAGTTGCATTATTACCTGTAAATTCCTTTCTTAACGCAGAAATGCGACCACCTAGTTCAGACGCTTGTTTGGTGGCGGTTGTACCACCAATAATAGCGTTGTACTCCGGTGTGCCTACTTCATAACCTAACCTTTGAGCTGTTTGTATTCTAGTTCGCATAGTTTCGGTAGGCCCACCCATCTTTATTCCTTGGGCAGTTATAGCGGCAATAATTTCTTTTGCTGACTCAGGGCTGGCCTCAACCATGTCTGCCAAATCGTTTCTTCCCATTGCCCGTAGGCGCTGTACAGTCACGTTTGCATCTGCCTTTAACATACTTCTTGTCTGGCCCATCTTTATGGTGTCAGCAGCAGACGCCGCTATCCCAGCATCAGGGTTTAAACGCATAGAGTTAAAGCCCATCTGTAACTTAGCCATCCTGACCGGGTCGGCTCTAAGGTTCTGAAAGCCTGTACCGATACGCGACAGCAAGCCTGGCTCTATGTCGTTGTATGATTCTTGGCTCATTGGCATACGATTGGCAACCGAAGTCGGGTCTTCTCGTACCATTGCACCTTGAGCTACTGGTATTGCAATCGCTGACATATTTGCTTTATTTGCCTGCTGCTGCTTTAAAAGTTCTAATTCTGCTGGTGTCATATTATCGTCCTAATGCTTTTGCGATCATTGCTCTAAGAGCCGACGAGCCACTTTTATCGTCCTCTTCTTTTTTTCCAAATTGATGCACCAAACCCTGACCGTAAGCCGCCATCGGAATACTGCTGGCTTGCAATAATCCACCGCCGCGCTGTACTGGGTCTATGACTGGCGAAACAAAACCTGATCCGCTATAACCTTCCGCATTTTGACCCATGCGCGCAAGATACGGCTGCATTTGCTCAAAGAAAGTCGGAGGCACAGCAGGTTCGGGTAAGTTAAGTCCTATACTTGCAGCGGTAGGTGCTTGCACTGCACTTGCTATCGGGGCAGCTTGTTCAGCGTTATTTATTAGCAGCTTTTCTATTGCTAATTTTTTTAACTTTTCTTCTGCGTCTTCGTTTGGATCGTACATATCAATTTCCTTTCATCATTCCCGCGCCAAGCGTCAAGTAATCAAATAACCCTGGCGTCTTGCTTGTGTTAGTTGTTTGTGGAACTGGCGAGGCACCTAGCGCCTGCGACAACAGCCCAATACTGTCATATGGCGAGCTTTGATATTGGCTGTACTGATTCCGCGCTGCATCAATTAATAGCTGATTAATGCCCTGTTTCATTGCGCCGTCTTGTGCCAAATTATTTGTTAATTGCTGACCCATACCAAAACCAATGTTGCTTAGATCACCAAGCTGCCTACCTGCTGCCAGCCTTTGCTGTGATCCTGCGAGCCCTGCTGCCTGATTAGCCAGTTGTGCGTTTTGATTTTGCGTTGCGTTAAACTGATTAGCTTGATTGAAGGATGATTGGTTAGCTAGACCCGCAGTGTTCTGCGCCTGCGCCCCAAACTGTCGTGCTTGATTAAGTGAGGCTTGATTAGCAAGAGCCGAGTTATTTGCTGCTTGTGCGCCAAACTGATTCGCCTGATTAAATGCCGCTTGGTTAGCTAAGTTGGCGGTGTTGCCAGCTTGAGCGCCAAACTGATTAGCCGCTTGCTGCTGTGCAGAGTATTGCTGTGCAGCTTGATTAAATGCTGACGCGCCAAACTCATTGGCACGATTTGCTGCAGCGGCATTTGTCAGTCCCGCTGTGTTAGCGGCTGACGCGCCAAATTGACTTGCTTGATTATTAGCACCTTGATTAGCAAGATTAGCCTGCAGGGTACTTTGCAGATCGGTAAGACCCATTTGCTGTGCATTGTTAAATCCAGCTTGGCGCAGCGCAGAGGTTGTTTTAGCGGCTTGATCGTAATAATTCCTGTTGTTCTCGGACTCGCGTAAAGCATGTCGAGAGCCACCAAAAGCGCCTGCCGCTGTGGCATTGGCGCCACTACTTTGCTGTTGCATTTGACGCGCTCGGTCCATATCGCCCAGCGTGTTATCAATCACCTGGCTATCATACTGATTCATATACCGCGACAGATCAGAATCGCCAATTTGACCAGCTTGCACGTTGTTCGCGCCATAGCCCGTTGATCCAGCGTTTGTCGCACCGTACCCAGTTGATCCTAAATTCGCAGCATTAAAACCTTGCCCAGACGCTTGTGCAGCATCATAGCCTTGGCCTGTTGAGCCTGCAGCTTGATAACCATTGCCTGACACTTGTGAGGCTCCATAGCCTGACGGCGAGATGTTACTTGGCTGATAATTCATTTCACTGCCAGCACCCGAAATGGATTGGTTTATCGCCTCCGCTGCAGTTTGATTGATGTTTGGCTGTCTTGGGGCGGCAGGAATACTTGGTGGGGGCGGTGGAGTTGGAGTTGGAGTTGGATCAAACCCCGGATTCGCATAAGGAGGTATCGCACCTGGTTCGCTAGGCTGTATATTAATACCTGAAACTGGAGGCACATACCCGCCTCCCTTACCACCTGATGCTGGCGTGGCGGCAGGAGGTACATTACCGCTACCTGCTGGACCGCCAAAACTTTGGGCATTTTTAGGAATATTTGCATTGTAATTACCCTGCATGTCAACGCCACCCATTTCCTGGTCAGGACTCTGGGTCCATTTAGGAATGCCTTGGTGTTGGTAAAACTGGGTCGGGTTATTGAATTCCTCTATTTCAGCAGCCGTTGGCTGTCGCATAGGCGCAGTAGGAGTATTTGCGGCTACTTCGTTAGCTTTTTGAAAATACTGGGTTATACCGCCAGCACCATTAAGCGGATCGCCTAGTGCAGCAGGCTGTGGTGTAGCAATTCCACGAGCCGCATCAGGCTGCATAGGTTGAGCGACAGCACCCGGTTGGGCAGGCATAGCCTGAAACGGATTAGGCAACATCCCGCCGAATGGGGTACTCATCTGCGGCGAAAACGCAGGGGCAGCAGGTAACGCGGGAGCAACAGGTGCTGCTGGCGCATTGGGAAGCATACCCGGTTTGGTCATTCCGACAATGTTGGGATTACCTGCACCAGCCATTAGAACATCCCCCCATTAAAATACGGATAAGGATTTACTGGGGCATCAGGTTTTACAACGGTTGGGTCAACGAACAAATCATCATACGCCTGGGCTTGCCCTGGTCTAGCAGCTTTCATATCTGCCACTGCCATTTCAAACATAGGGAAAGACGAGTGCGTTGACATGCCGTTGTAATCCGTAGCCTCTGGCATACCGTCCATCGCATTCATGCCGGGATCAACCAAACCAAAGGCTGATGCTGCATCAATATTGGATTGCATCGCCTGCTGTTGAGGTTGAGTAAAACCAGCAACGTCTGGACCCATATAGGGCATATAGCCAACCTTCTGCAATTCTTCGGCTCTTGCCATATTCCGTATTGAGGGCTGCTGAATCCAACTTGGAATCTCAACCGAAGATGATTGCTTACCGCCTTTTCCGCCACCTGACATATCAAATATCCTTTGTAAGTGTGGTGAACGCTTCGGTCCACCCTTTGGTTTTTAAAACTCTTGCCCAGCCCTTACGGCCAGCGATAGTCATTGCTGTACAACCCTGGGCTTTGGCAAACGCCATCGCAGAGTCATCCATATCGACAATTTGGTTTTTCTCTCCCCCAGCTAGAAAGATATGGAACACTTTCTTGCGGGGAAAAATGATAATTTCTGTTACAGCACAGCCGTTTTCTGCAGGCCAAAACTGCATGTGCGCGGTAGAAATACCCTGCACAATATCTTCGTAAATGTGCGTACCACCAGAATACTCAAGCGCGGATTCGATCCACGGTCTACACCGATTAAGCTCATCACTTAACGACATTTATTGCTCTATTCGAGTAATCGAAACCTGCACCGCAGGAATGGCGGGTATGGGTGATGATGCGGCTGCATTAGGCAGCGTTAAGCCTGTGTTAGAGACTGAGTAGAGAACCTTTAGATAATTGCCAGCGGCTACTGTTACAAGCGCCGTATGGCTAATTATATCGGCCCCAGCAACGGCCTTTCTAACAGCAAATCCATCGGTCCCGTTGACGTTAATCCACAGATACCCGGTATAACTAGAGCTTGCGGTTGCCTGCGCGGTTACCGTGACTTGCAGCAGTCCAGCTTCGGTGCAGTCAATTTTGGTGGCGTCTGATCCATTAATCGCCAAGCCATTAACCTGCGTTGCGCTGTTAAACGTAATTGGTGTGGCGGTGTTCGCATTTGACGCCGTCTGAGTAGCCGTTGCATAGAATTGGCCGCAGCCTCCTTCCATTAAGATTTGCTTGTAAGCGTTACCTTTAGCGATCACTGGGTATCCAGTGTTATCCCACAGCATGACGCCCTGTGATGCCGCAGAGTCGCCTGACAAACGATAAACTAACTGTGATTTGGTGGACGATAGGCTATCAATAAGGCGCTTGCCCCATAACTTCCAGTCTGGGCCAATCGGTTGTGGTAACTGATAGCTCAACGTCTGCCTCCCTCAATGACATTTAACCGCATCTTGCCTGCGCGCCAGTCTTTGAGGTCAGTGCCGTTTATCCGCATCCTTACCTGGCGACCTTGAAACCTTGCCCCGGTTGGATTGCCTAGCGTAAAGGGGCCGTGACTAGACTCTTCGCCGTTAGGATAAAAGCGCGTCTTAAACGTCAGGCTTACCTCACCTTGAGAACCTTCGTCGGGGATGATTTCGTTGACCTTAATGATGGTCTGACCACTGCCCATCGCAATAGGCCCGGACTCTAAAAATGGCGCAGAGTCATGCGCTAAACCAAACTCATGGTTGTACAAGTTCCCAGAAGCATCAAACCAAAGCGGCGATCTGAAAGCACCTAAGTCAACGCCGGATGTACGCGATAGCGTACCTATATTCCAATGACCCTCCTTATAGTCATAGACTACGTAACGATCATTCTCCATCGAGTCGCCAGATGGGTAAAACCACCAGACTTCACCAAATTGCGAATTGTGAATCGCGCAGACCTTTGAGCGTTGCGCTGCGTTTAGTGAGGTAAACACATAGTCTAAAACCTCACATGGCATTTCTTGTACGGAGCTTCCGTTGTACTGAAAGAACCCTCCCGTACCCATCCAAAATGCGCCCTCATCAACAGCAATCGCTGCCTGGCGAGAGATAATCCCGCACGATGTGCCAACTCTACTGAATGAGTAAACAAAGGGTGGTCCTGCGTAAGTAGCTGAGTGAGCATCTAAATTGGTTAGTATGAGCGCAGAACCCTTTACCCGGATGCCGCACATAATTTCGCCAGTTGTTTGCAGTTCAATGTCACCCGCTTGATTAGTTGTCGCTGCAGCCCATAGGTTGTTGTTCTCTCGATCCGACCAGGCAACCTTTTGTGGGTTACCCCCTGACGCGAGAGCAAACACAAAACGCTCGTCAGTCACCATGATTGCTTTATTGCCCGTAGGCGCATTACTTAAAACAGCAGCCACTGTTGATCCGTTAAGCTGCCATTGATATATCTTCCCATCCGCTGACGAGCAAGCGACCAAATACTGACCAAAGTTATCGAGCGACCACGTTGTTACGTTCGCAGGTAACGCGCCATCCCTTGACGTTCCATAAGCTGTATTGCCGTAGGTCTGTCCACCGAAGCCATAGTTTATATTGCCGTTAACAGCACCCGCTGTGAAACTGGTCGGCGTAATGTCACTAACTGTTGAGCCTTGATTGATCGCGTACAGTTTGTTGTGCGTTCCAACGGCAATGTGGGCATCGTCAGAGTGATCTGTCCAAGCGACTGCTCCCCTGGGAACTGAGGCCGTTGCACTCGCCTTGCGTGTTGTCCATCCACCAATGGGGCGAACAGAGCCATTTTGCCATCTGATAAAGTTGCCATCAATCCAACGGCCAGACGAGTCTAAATCCGTCCCGTGGTTGTAAATACCCGCCGGGAGTTCAAGGGCGATAAGCGCCATAATGTTTTCCTTGAGCCGCCGGGTTAACCAGCAGGTTATGAACTAGGTGTGAATTTGTACCCGTTTGGGGTCAACGTAAGCTGGCTTGCACCATGCTCTTACAGGATTTCCATACCGAATGTTTGAAGACTGCCAGGTTAACTGTTGCGCGAAATATCGGCAGCGCGTGAGGTCTTTCCAATAACTTTGCGTTTTATCAATCTCACCATTTACAGACACGACAAGAACAAATACGAGCAACATTACTTTTTGGCTTTTAGCTTGGCTTTACTAGATAAATCTTTTAAATGAAATAACTTTACGCTTGTTTTCGTGTGCGACTTGTTACTGTGCAGTGTGCCATCAGACATTTTGTGGCTAGTGCCTTTATGCTCAGTGCCATCTTTTTTGTAGTGCTTAACGCCTTTCATTTACCTCGACCTTTTCTTGTTAGCTGTCGCTCTAGCGTTGCGTTTAGGCAAAGCAGGTTTCGCCTTTGTTCGCGTTTTTGTAGCCGCAGTTTTCCCGTATGATATTCTAGCCATGACCTATCCTCACGATGCGGTGTAGCCGTTGCCTGCTGAAATAGCTGCGTTAGTTGCAGTCATTGACTCACTGCCCCAATCTTCTTTAGCTACCATCAACTCAAGGTGCTGAGTGTTACGATCAACATAGCCTTGGCGGTCTGCTGCTATTTCATCAGCCATACAGTTGCCTGCGATAACGTCTGTGATTAAATCTACGCTGTCGCCCATTGCTGAGTAGTCTTGTGCTTTGTCTTCTGTTGTTCTTGCCATGACTATTATCCTTCTAGAGTTACGATTCGTGCGGTGAGTGCTTCAATTAAAGCGTTTTGTTCTTGCATAGCTTTTACTAGTATTGGTACAAACTTGCTGTACTGAAGACCCATCTGCTTGCCATCACCTGTGTGATTAGAAACTAAGTTAGTCTTATTGCTCTTGTTGTATCCTGCCGCTATTTCTAGTGCTTCTACTTCTTGAGCTTTAAAACCAATGTCCAACCAATCTTCTTTGTGAGTGCCGTCTGGAGTGTAATCATTGATGTCATAATCATCAGCATTCTTGTCGCCATACTTGCTACGCTTGTCCCACTTGTAGGTTACAGGTGCTAGAGCCTTAACAAAGTCTAAGCCAAGGTCTAAGGCTGTGAAGTCTGTCTTGTCACGCGCATCTGAAGCCACTGTCCAATCTACTTGGATATGAGCGTCACCAATGCTTTCATCGCCTAAAACAATTGCGTTACTGCCTGTAGTAATTGCACCTCCGGGACTGCCTGCGCGTCCTGCATCCTCACCCAGAAACATGTTGTTGCCACCACTTGTCACTTCAAAACCTGCCGCATACCCCATGCAGGTGTTTCCTATTCCTGTACATTTTGATAAAACTTCAGCACCCGTTGCAGTGTTTTTATCCCCACAGTTTGCAGATAAAGAGCCATAGCCTAGAGAAGTATTGTAAGCACCATTATCAGTAGCGTCCCCTGAAAGAGCGCCTACAAATGTGTTAAATCTGCCGGTTGTGACTGATAGACCTGCTTGTGATCCGACTGCTGTATTGTAAACACTCGTAGACGAAGTAAAGTTTTGTGTTGATAAAGCGTGATGCCCAATAGCGACACAATTAGTGCCTTGTGTCTCAGCCGTTAAACTTTCAAAACCAACAGCCGTGTTTGCTGGCCCGGTAACTATTGAAGCACCAGATAAAGCTCCAACGAAAACATTTTGATTTCCGGAAGTCATTGCAGCACCTGCACTATCCCCAACAATAGTATTTGTGCCTCCGGTCATAGCAGCCATTCCAGTGCCTTGACCAATGATTATATTTTGAGAGCCGGTGGTAACACCACCACCCGCGTTGGTTCCCATGATTACATTGTAAGAACCAGTAGTGACCGCATCACCGGCAAGGCCACCCATGAGACTGTTTTGAATGCCAGTGGTTACTGATTCACCTGTTCCGAAACCAACCGCTGTATTGTACATATTAACAGCACTAGCAGGGTTTTGAACCTGCAAAGCGGCTCTACCTATTGCTACGCTTCTGCTTCCTAATACGTTGGTTGTTAACGCACTAAAACCAACAACAGTATTTCCAGTGGCAATTGTAGTAGCGTCACCTGATGTGTATCCGATAAACGTATTCTCATCACCGGTAGTCAAAGCCGTACCTGCCTCATCGCCCACGACCACATTATAATTACCGCCGCTTGCGATCGAGTTGCCTGCGTTGACACCTGCAATAAAGTTGCTAGTGCCTGATGTGCTTGTGCTAAGTGACGTTATGCCGTCAACCGTACCGCCATCAATATCTGGGGTGTTGAGGTCCATATTGGCAACAGCCGTAGTCCCGTCTAACAAATTGTCAATATTGTCCAGATTCGTGTTGATCTTGGTTCCCCAAGAGTCTTCGGACGCGCCAACTTCAGGCTTAACTAATGAATATGTTGTAGTCGTTGTATCAGCCATTTAAGCGGCCTCCCATAAATTATCGTTGCTGGACGCATCGGTCCAAGTATTTGTTGTCAGGTTTATATCTGACCAGGTGTTATCGTCTACCGCGTGATCAATCCAAAGGATCGAGCCGCTAACAGAAACTGTTGAGAACGGACCCATTACGACTAAACCAGACGCCGTGATAAATCCTACCGGGGTAAGCTGGCTTTGTGCAGACAGTAAAGCAGCACCAGACACCACCATGACGCCTGCAGCCGTTACAGCCGATACGCCAGCTATGGTAGAGGCCCCGTCCTTTACTTTAAGACCTGCCGCCGCCACGCTAGAAGCTGATGCAATTGTTGTGGCCCCGACCAACACTGAAAGGCCAGATACTGAAACGCTCGATGCGCCAGGTATTGCTGATGCGCCTTGTCGGACTAACGTGCCTGTTGAGCTAACACTTGACGCTGATGCAATGGCACTTACGCCATCTTTAACCACCAGTCCACTAGCAGAGACTGCAGACGCTGCCCCAATAGTGGACGCGCCCTCTTCCAAGTCAGCTGTCGAGTACGCAGCCTGACCATATTTAAACCGACCGTATAACATATTAAGTCAGCGTAATATCAAGATCGCCTGCAGGGATTCTAAACACATCGCCAGTTGCCACAGTCTTGCTTGCCGACAACGTGCCGTACGCCATTAAGTTGCCGCTAGTCGCCGCATCAAATACGCCAACGTGACTGACTGTCCCCCATGACCCAGTAGCCGTTGCAAACTCTTCAGCAGCACTATTGGTCGCTAAGTTACCCGACACAGACATCGCCATTGCCAAGCGCGCATAACCGCTACCAGATAGCTCAGTACCACCACCTGTGTCACTAGGCGCTGCAGTGTACAGTCCAAGGTATAAGTTACTTGGCGCCGTGTAAGCATTGCCACCGAACACATGATCCAGTATTTCTGTCTCTAAAAAATTGGTAAAGCTCATCCTAATCCCCGTATCTTTAATTTAAGTCCAGCCCCAGAGTTCTTGCTCGTTTCGCTCTGTAGCGTTAATTGATTAACCGCCGCCCCGTACATCTGAGCGAATATTGCCGTTCTAGTATCTTCTGCCAAATAAGGCGCTGAATGAATCAATGCCCCATATAAGTAAACATCAGGTGCTGTCGTTAACAGCCAGTTAGTTGTGGCGCTATCAGACAGTTCAGGCACCTTCTGGTAATACAGAATCTCTGCGCCATACGATGCATCCGGTGTAGGGAACAATTCAAACTGGGACTCTGAATGCGTAAAGAATAGCGGCGTTCCTGCCGTGTTTGCGCTAGACATTCGCTTCTCTGCAATTGCCTGCTGCGACACCCTAGACATTGCTGTGGTCGTGCCACTCGTTAGATGCATACGGATAGTCTCAACCCAATCAGACGGCCTTGTGGCGTACTGTGCGTCAAACGTAGTCGTTGCCTTGTTCTCCATCTGCCAATGCCTAACATCACGGTTGATCTGTGATTCGGCTAATGAGATAAACGTAGGGATAACTGACGTTAAATCAGAGCGATTGAGGTAGTCAGCAATGCTTGTTTTAAGCTCGCTGTAAGTAGATATAGCCATTGGGTTACCTTAGATGGGGCTTAGAAATTCACTGCCTTGACGGACAATTTGACGTAGCAGACCTGGCTCCATGTAGTTGCCTTTCGTGCCGCTTTTTACACCGGGTATATCGTATAAATCAGGGATGCGCTTTTCGCTACCCGATAGGTTTAAGACCGCATTAATCTGATCAGAGGTTAAGAAGTTAACCCCATCAGCTACTGCCCGGTTAACACCCGACATGGTCTCTAATGCTGTATCGCCTATTGAATCTAGCAACCCACCACTTTGTGGCTGACTTACAGTGTTTGCATTTGCACCGCCAGACGCCAAAAGACCACCGGCTGCTACACGTTGCTTATTTCTATCAATAAATCCTTGCACTCCATCAAGCCATTGTTGATCGGCAACCTCGTAACCATCTTTACGAATGTTAGTTGCTACAGTCGCTTGATCAGGCGTCATTAGCTTTCCGCTTTTAGTATTTTTGTTTATAAACCGATCAAAGCTTTTC